CTCTCTCTCTAATAGATTGTACTTTAGTAGAGTCATAAACCTTACCTTGGTCATCGACAAATTTAACAGTCCCATCAGCCTGTTCTTGAGTAAATAATGGAGTACCTGTCTCTTTATCTACATAATCCGGCGTAATATCTGTACGTTGTTGCTGTTGTCTACGTGCTTCTACTTGCTCTTTTTGTAAGTCGTAATCTCTTTTTTGTTTTGCCAGATCGCCCGCAATACTAGCACCTTCTAAAGCACCTGCAGAACCTTCAAATAAAGCACCAATACCTGCACCGATTGCTTGAGGCATAAAGAAAGCCAGTGATTCCATAAATGAATCTGTTAGAGAAGGCTTATTGTTACCTATAGTATTCTCGATACTTCGCTGCATTTTCTCGGGATTGTTTATATTTTCCTTAATCTGCTTGCCTTGTATGGTTGAGATATCGCCTCTTTCAACTGCCTTATTAGTAACACCAACGGCTACTTCTTTGTGGTCATTAATTTTACCGAATCCGTCAACAACCTGATTAGATTCTTTAACATCTGGTAGATTAGCTGCCTCACGAGCCAAGGTCTTGTTCTTTTCTTCTTCTTCCTGTTTAAGTCCGGGTCTCAAAATGTTACTCATTTTCCTCTCTCTCAATAATGTTTTCTATAAATGTGTAAAGCTCTCGCTTGTTCATACTTAATATTTTACCGCCACGAATATACTCTCTGGTTTCTGTTATATCTCCAACAACTGCCAGAGGGTGTGCGTCCATTATCTTTGCGGCTTCTCTTTTTCCAAATAATTGTATAAGAGCTATTCCGACTTTAGTTTTAGTTGTCACTAATATCCTTCTGGTATAAATCTCTTTTTATTCATTCTTGTTTTTATATGTTTTAGAAAATCTAGTTTATCTAATGGTCTAGGGTCCCGAGCCTGATCTGTATTTTCTTTAGCCATTTCTACGAAATAATCATATCTTTTTGCTAAATCTTTCTTTCTTGCTCCGGGGTTTACTAGTTTGCTTACTTCATCTGGTGTAGGATTCTCAGCATTCCTAACTCTTTTTTTAAAATACTCTATAGACTTTCTTGTACTAAAGTCTAAGTCCGAGACCATTTTCTTTCTTGCTTCATCAGAATCTATTCCCAAATCCCGGTAATTATCCTTACCAGTAATTTGTATGGCTCCGCGACCTCTGTATCTATCACCTTCCCCATCATTGCCCATGCGATCCCCATAAAAAGTGTCAAAAAACTTCTTAGGTGTTCCTTGGTATTTAGGCGATATTTTCTTAAGGTCCTCATCTGTCATTTTACGTGCCTTTCTAAAATATTGACGCATACGCTTTATTGTAAAAAAAGCAGACTCTTCCGGAGTTTTCATAAAGTTAGATTCTTTTTTAACTTGTGCCATAAAGTGATCTAACTCGGAAGGAGTCAGACCTTCCTCTAATGCAATCTTTTTTATCTTTTCTTTATTTGTCATAGAGGTCTCCGAACTATTTGCCGTAAACGTAGGCATCAATGTCAAAATCAGCAGGAATATCACCTGCTTTCTTTTGTTTTTCCAATCTTCGGCGAAGTTCTCTAAGACGAGCTGTTTTAGCCATTTCGACATTTGCCTTAGCCTTTTGCACTTTCCTACTATATACTGGCTTGGTTTCGATAGTAGCTCTAAACAATTCTCTATTACCAGTGTCCAATGCTTTTTTAATTGTAGCCTCTTTCCACTTAAGAAATGCTTGCTCATCCTCATAAACTATCCTTGCGTTTTCTTCGTCGAATCTGTCGTACTTATCTTTTTGCATAAAATAATATTCCTATCTGAAACGGTTTGTATTTTATATCCTGCAGTTAAGATTCCTTGCAAAGCCTCTTCTGGCTTGTTACAAGTTAAATCAACATCGCAGTAAATTACTGACGGTCTTTCTTTTTTGATGAGTTCTTTTTCGAGCAACGAGCCAATACCTTTGCGCCGCGCTTCGGGTCGAACATATATCTCATAAATATAAAGAGAACGATCGTCATAAATGGTATAAGAAATAAATCCATCTTTACACTCTGCATACTTTCTATTAAATTGTTCCTGTTGAAACTTTTGTTGTAAATTCATTCAAGAAATCCTTTATGGCTTCGGCATCGTAGTCCATTGCTTCTTGATCAGTTGCCAGAACATCATTACTTAATTCAAGTAAGTGATGACCATCAATCAACACATCATAGACAACATGACTACCAGACCAGTTTAGCTTTTTCCCTATTTCCTCTGCTAAAATATATTTTCCTTTGTGAAAAATAATATGTTGGTTTGTCATAATATTACCATTAACTTCAACCAGTTCAGAACCTTCAACAAGATACTTACTAACACCCATAACTTCACCCATGGAAGTTTCTTCACCTAGTTTGATTTGACTGATTTTCTTATATTTGCCAGTAACCATTTTAACTTCTACATCTTCATGGAAACAAGCCGCTGCACTTCGCGCTCTAGCCGCAGCTTCCTGAGCCTGAGCCTGTACCGCGGCGATATCTTTGGCTGATTTCATTTGAGCAAACGCAAGACCAGTTTGTAGGGCGATATCTTTCTCCGAAGCGGCTTGGGCAATATCAAAGGTCTTAACATCACCTAATCTCTGGCTATAATCAGCTAGACCTTCACGCTTTAATTGCTCCGATTTGAGGAATAGGTCACGCTCCACTCCTGCCTTAGCCTGTAAGCCACCTAATTCGCCTTGTAAAAGCTGCTGCCCGGCTGTTGCACCCTTGACCCCTGCCCGAGCTAAAGCCGCCTGTAAGGCTCTCTGAGAGGTTTGTGTGCTACGGTCAATACCTTGGAAAGCCGCTGCCCTTTCGGCTTCAACTTCCTGACGAGATAGACCTTGCTCTGAAATATCTTTAAATCTTTGCAAAGTATCTTGAACTTCGACATCTGTACCTAAACGACCAAGACCCTCTTCACCGAGTAGACCTTCCGCAAATTTTGCGCCCTTATACATTTGCTGCTCTGTGCCAGATAGGCGTTTCATTGGATCGTCAATACGAGATTGTAATGAACCTTGCTCTTTTAATAATCTTTGCCTATCAGTATCGAGTCTTTTAATTTGGGCTTCTAACTCACTTCTTTGGGCTTGTTGTTCTTCTGAAAAACCGTACCCAAATTTATTCTTAACAGTACCTCGCATAGAAGATAGTTGTTTTTGGAAATCAGAAATTTGTTGATCATAACCGCCTCTCTCAGCTTGAATTGCTGCAAGCCGTGCCTTATCCGCCGCTGTAGCCTCGGCAAAACCATAAGACTTGGCTAGATTCTCAGTTACCTTACTGGTTCTAGGTACAACTTGTGCTCCGGGTTTTTTGCTATCTGTAGCCATTTGATATATCTCCTATCTTAATACTCTAATTTTTGCTGTAACCGCATTAGAGCCATGATTCTTAAAACTAATATAGTTAGTAGTCCAAGCAGTATCTCCGGCGGTTATTAATCCATTTCCTGTTTGAAAAACTATTATATACTGAGTTGGTAATATTTTCAACTCGTTACGAATATTATTTTTTTCTTCACCTGCCGCGAGGCTAATCTCAACCAGAAAAGAGTCAAAATTATCCTCAAACTTAAGGTTTCTTAAACCAGTAGACAACTCTTTAGTTAACTGACTGATTTTATTAATTAATTCTAATCTACCAAACTTAGCCATTTATTATTCCTTAATATTCGGGCTGTAAGGTGTTACAATTTCTAATTCATAGCCGGAAATAAGCACGTTTTCTTGTAATATATCATTACTAAACTTAAGTTGATGAGATCGCACCTTCTTAGAAGCTAATTTGTTCTTGGCTCCTTTAAGCCGGGCTCCGCCCCAAGGTACAACACCCCATCCGCCATTACCCCATCCTTCGGCACCACCGGAAAAATCAATTGTAAATTCCCCCACAATTGTATCTGGATCAAAATTGTGCTTGGCTTGTACGGTTAAGTCAAAGGCGTTTCCTTCAAAAGAAGCCAAAGTACTATCTAGTGCATGGATCTTGATTCTTAAGAATTTCTTCCATACAGACGGATCGCCCAATGTTTCCCAATGAGTGTTGTATTCAAAAGTTATACTTGCCGTGTGGTCAGAGTAGTCAAACTCTGTACCAGTGTTGAGTAGTCTGATTAGTTGGGAATTGGGAGTACTTCCACCACTTGTACTTCTTCTCATAAAGTGAAGCTTATTATTGAAATCTACAATTCCACCCATAAAGTTATAATTATCCCACTGCAGCCAAGCATTTCGGAAATAATCAAAAACATATATTTCAGTTGTGGCATCATTTGCCGATATGGCGTTTCCAGATGCCTGATTTAATTTGGGTAAAAACAATAAGTACTTATCCTCTGACCGCCAGTTAAAGCCTACTGCTTGGCTAAAGTCGTAAGAAGCTCTAGACCCAAAACGCGGCTCAATCGCGGCTCCTACTTCTTCAAGACCGTTCTGTTGCGATATGGCATAAACACCTTCTCTGGATAAAAAGAATACTCTAGACTGTACTTCCTGAATACTATGGTGCGCTATACAACCAATGCCTTCATTACTCGCCCTACTGACAGTAAATTCATCAACACCAAAATCACCATTAACCGCATTAATACGCTCTCTTTCAAAAACATATAAAAAAGAGTCTTGAGCATATAAACCTGTCACTGGTCTATCAACATCAAAAGACTGATCTGCAGGCGGGAAGTATTCTGGTGACTCAATATCAGAGTAGTAGACTGTGTTGACTGAATCAATGTTACCAGAAAGAACAAGCTGACCGCGCCATGCAATCATATACTTACAAACTGGCGGTAGACCATGTGGCTTGATTGGTTCTACTAATTGTATATTTCCCTGTAGATTTGTATCAGAAGTAGTATCAACAAAAACCTGAGTATCATTATCTTTATCGTTAACAACTTCACCAGTAACATAAAATAAACCCGGAACACCAGAGGCAGCAAAGTCAATAGTTCTATAAACTATAATTTTAATATTTGAAATAATCGCATTATCTGCAACAGTGACAGCATCGCCATCAACAGTAATGCTTGTATCACTACTGGCTGTTACCTTTCTTTGAACAATTGTACCACTAACTGAATCATCAATATAGACAAAATCACCAACCTTGAGCGGATTGCCAGAGTCAACAGTGATGCTATTTACTGTGGTTTGTGCGCCATTTACTGTAGCCTGATCTATATTGAATCCGTCGTTTGTTATGGTTCCGGAACTTTCCTTTAAATTATGCACAGTGACATCAATATCATGTGTAGAACCTGCCGTATTTGTAAAATCATACGCTGCACTTAATTGTCCTGTTATAATGTTTTCTTTAGCATCTTTATACTCAAAAACAGTTTTATAATTAACCTGAGCGTTATGGGCTAGAGCAGTACCGGCACCATTAGTTGCAACAGTATTTATCTGAGATTGGGGCAATCCTGCGCGATATACTCGGTTACCGTCAAACTTACACATTTTATCGTAACCATTAGAGATATAGAGAACATCATTTAACTGACTAAATGTAGCATTCTCAAAAGATGCATCTGTTCTTTTAGCCCAGTGCAAATTAAACGGGGTTGTTAAACCAGATGGAGTATCAATCTTCGACCAGTAATGAACAGTAATTGCTGTACCTGTAGAGGCTACTGTCTGGTCAATAACTGTAGGTATGAACGCTGCCTTTTCGCTTCCTGCCGTCGATGCGCCAGTACAAGAGAAATCTGTTAATGCATTAAGGTTTGTGACTAGCGTACTAACGGTCATATCTCCGGCATCGGTACCATCACCTAAAATTTGTGTACTAACAACAACACCAGACTCACTAACAATAAATTCCCAATTACCGCTTGTGGCATTTAGCTTAATTGAGTACGTGGCTGTTTGGGTGCCAGTATAAGTAAGAGTAAAACTATCTATTAACTTTTCCCATAAGTCCTGACCAACGCCGATAAGACGCTCATTGACCGCACCTGTGTTAACATCTGTATCTTCCCATACAGCCAAGCCATTAGCTACAATATCGCCAGAACCTTGATCACCACGAACAAGATACTGATATCCTCTTCTTTTTGATAGGGCTCCTGTATCTCGAAACTCCGCATTAAGAACACTAGTTGCAGCGTTCTGACTACGGATAAGATCAGAACTTCTCAGGTCAAGCCCGGCAAAATTTTGAAAGTATTTCTGTAGTATATTTCTTACAGCCATTAAAACATCCAATCTTCGCTATCATTTATCTCGGCGATTTCTACAATGTCATCGGATAGTTCTGCATAAGAATCTAAGATATCTGCTTCAAGCTCGGACAACTCGGCAAAAGCCTCTTGACTGTCAACACTAGAATCTCTTTTAAGAATCTTAAACTCAACATACGCCTGAATATAGCGTTCTACTTCTGGTGTCCACTCTAAATGGGTTGTACTATAATCACCAGAAACAACATAGTCACCATCTGCTAACGCGGAAACAAGCTCCAAAGAACCACTAGAATCAATACTAATACGAGCATCCCCACTTCCGGCTCCTGTTGTTATTGTGTCCACCTTAATATTAGCAATCTTTTGAACACCATGCTTATCTACGATTGTTATATAACTTCTTTTGTTAAGAAAGTTAAGATCAGCATTTTGACCATTTACAAAACTAATATCTAAATAGGTAGGTGCAGTAGTGCTATCATAACCAGAAGCAACAATTGTTCCTCTTCTCTTATCTAGGTTTTTTGGTCGGCGAATATGCGTTACGCGATATTTACCATTAGAATCTGTTGGCGTAGGTAGCACATAGAACTTACCCGCCCTTATAAAGTAATAATCTGGGTAACCATCAGCACCTGTATAGCGATTATGGTGAGAAGTAGGACGAAGAGGATAGTAGTCATCCGTCTGACCAGTACTGGAATATTCGATTGATGAGACGTAGTTCTTGAGATACGAATTAAAGAACAGCGAATACGATTCTGTGTCACTACTAGCATTAATCGTTTTCTCTTCGGCAAAAACTTGTTTATGAAGACCAACAATTTTGCTATGAAGACGATTCTGCGCCTGATTAATGAATTTAACCAATTCTTCATCACTTAGTCCTATGGTTGCATCAAATTCCTCGTTCTCGGTACTTTCGCGAACCTCGTCTATGATGGCATTAATATATTTGCTCATTTATTAATCTCTCTTCTTTTTAGGTTTTTTCTGCCCAACAAAACCTTCTGTATATCCCATATCTTGTTGCTTTTTTCTGTTAGAGTTTAATCCTAAAATTCTTTGAATAATACTTTTCTTTCTAAGTTCTTTTTTATTTTTCACTAAAGCCTCACTTGTAATCTTCTACTTAAGTTTCTTGAAAAAGCCTGACCCAATCCCGCCATAGCGCGCTGTATTCTGTCACCCTTCTCACCTTCTATCTTTGCAAAAGCTTCCTGCTTGTCTGCCTCTGCTTCATATCTTGCAGCCTTTCTAGCCTGTCTTGCCTTAATAGCACCAAGAGTACCACCAATAACAGCACCTACTACCATTCCGGGTGCGCCGCCAATTGAACCACCCATAGATGCGTATTTAAGAGTGTTAGAGGCTACCTGATCTGATGTACTGGTCTTATTTTCACCAAGACCTAAGGCACTTCCTGCAAGCTCAGAGTAATTAAGGATTTTAGATGCGGTATCTGCCCCGCCAGAATCGCCTCCGGACGTATTTTCTTTAGTAGAGCTATTGGCTTGTTTTGTTATTCGCATAGAAGCCTGATTTTTTCTGATTTGCTTGGCTATTTTAGGTTTATTATAAGGTGATGCAGAAGAATATTGTTCTTTAAGTTTTTTATCTTCATCTTCATAATAACCTAAGCCAGAGCCTCCGCCCGCACCTGTCATTTTATTTCCAAAACCCATATCACACCTTTATAATAGTATAAGTTAAAGTAGCGGCATTGCCAGTACTTGTAGTTGTGTAGTCTAATGTTCCGGCATCGTTGGTAAAAGTAACACCTACATCATCACCAGTTAGTTCTTGTACTAAATTGGTTCCATCCTCATCAAAAATAACCTGACCGAATTGTACATCACCGTTTCTAACAATTTTAAAGAACATAAATATTGTCTCATCTGTACTAACCGTTGGTAGGTTTGGGACCGCTGCAGCCACACTAGTGTTATCTGCTAAGGTAGCGGTTCCTTTCACGTAAAGTGTGTCCTGTAAAAGAACTCGATCCTGACTGTCTACTTTGGCGATATTTACGTCACCATCATCTGCGGCATTTCGCCCTGTGAGGTAAGTGTTTTGCTTTAGCTTGGCTGCCGCGATTTCGGCACCAAACTCTAACCTATCACCACCATTAACCCTTACAATATTTACATTTCCTGTGCCTAACTGGTCTGTAGATGTAATATAAGTGTTGTTGCTCATATTAAGAACGTCTATATCTGTTTCAATTTCTACCTTGTTAGTAGCCGAGAGCTTAAGTATAGGTATAGTAGAACTAGTATTACTTAAAGAATTTAAAGAGCCATTATTGTTAAGCAAAATCTTAGTATCATCGACAGCCTCCGGCTCAATAGCGTTTGTGTCAATTTTTCTACCGTTGCCGTTTCCTGTGTGATCGTGTTGAGCTAGTAGCTTAAAGGCTAGGTCTCGAAGGTTAATTGCCCAATCCGTATCACCTTGTGCCGGAAGTTGGACTTGAATATCTGCGGCGGTCAAACCGGGTAGTACTGAGAATGCGATATGCGCCTCCTATGGTTAAGTAAATCTTGTTGTTTCTTTGGTGTAGTTTAGTTCCTCTAAAATTGCGTAAGTTTGAGCTGCTCTTAGAGTACCTGCCGATCTATTAAATTGAGCAGTTATTGTAGATGCTGTCGCCGTAAAAATTACGCTATTAGAGAGAACATGTTCTTCTGTAATAGCTGAATACTGCTCAGCCTGCACTTTCAAGATAATAGATGAATCATGGGTCATCTCTATACTAAATGAAGTAGTGTTCGTATTGGAATCCATATCCATCGAGCAAAGTAACCTATACGTCTTCCCAACTACCAAGTTATTAAATGCAAGGTCTGTTAAGGCTTGTGAACTTGTTTTATCAGAAGCTAGGTTTTTCTTCTGAAAGTAGTTCATCGGAACGGCTGCGAGGAATTCGGCATTCGCTGCTCGGGCAGAGATTGTTATCCCGCCTGTTCTTGAAGCTGCGCTACTCTGTTCAAAATAGATATAATCACCTGCATCAAGCTTAATTTCTTGTGATAAAAACGCTATATAGCCACTTGAATCTTGCCTATACTCTGCCAAAATGTTTCCAGAGCTATCTTTAATACGTAGCCTTTCACCCGCATTACTAACGCCGAGAGCCGAAACATCAACAACAACGTCTTTCTTGGCTACAAGTCTTGTCTCAGTAGTATCATTCCATTCAATTAATTGAGAGCCTGTTAAGGGAATAAGTGAAGTATTAAAAGTATCTACCGCACCAGTTGAGTCCCAAAAATTAGAAGTTTCCATGTCTGTTGGTCTAAAATACTCGCTAACAGCTTTCGCAGGGGTTACAACGTGTTCGGCTTCCCACCGTTCTTCGATGTTTAAGTAATGAAACCTTGCATCACTTAAAAGAGTCCCACCGTTTACTCTTGACCTAAATGTAATAGCATCGCCCGCACTAAACTCTCCAAGAGACGAGACATAGGCTCCCTGAATAACGTCCGTCCCAACAAAATCGCTAATCTTTTTATACCTAGTGCCGTTTAGGTACATTTCAAGCTGTCGGTTAGTCGATGCTGTAAAATGCGCACTTGCTTTTAGCTTTATAATTGATTGATTGTTTTGAACTGTATAGGTCGTACCGTCAAAAGCCCCATTGGTATCAATAGTTTCGGTAAAATCTATGTTTGTATTATCGGCAGATATTGAGGTTCCGCCATTTCCTTCGCCTTGAACGGACGAGATTTCACTTAAATTTTTATAAACAAACGGATTCGTACTAAACTCAATGTCATCAACAATGAAAACTTTAGACGAGTTACCAGTGACAACTTGAAAACCATACCTTAAGGCAGTATCCGAGCTTGGCACAAAAACACTTGTACTAAACCTAGTCGCAGTTGAAGCTGACTTGATGTACTCATCCGATTGGGTTAACTCATTATCATCTTGATCTAAAACAAAGAAACGAATATCGTCATCATCTCCATTATATGTGTAATAGAAGGTAATACCAATGAAGTTGCCTCTCTGCTTAACATCTAAGGCGATATCAGTATCATTTAAAAAGAAGTCATTATCCGAAGATGCGCCCATTGTATACTTTAATGATCTATCGCCCGAGATTTGTGAACTTTCTTCATCAGCCAGAGTACCATCTAGAGTCCCAGTGCCCGCTGCATCTGGTGACGCATTTTGACCAGAAGTAAAGTTACTAGATGTATTGGTTTCTAAGTTCTCTTGAAAAAAGATATCGTAAGAACCTGCACCTGATCCGACTTGTTGCCACGCCGTACCGTCATATCGCCAAAGACCCTCAGCCCGAACGGTGCCGTCAGCATACTGTAATTGTCCCTGAGTGGGATTACTAGGATCGGCACTTACTGGTTTAAGTCCGATTCCCGTAATAAATTGTTTAATACTAAATGACATTAAAATACTCCTAAATATAGCGAAAAGCCAAGAAAGGTTAATAAAGCAGTAAATGAGCTAATTATAGCACATAAACTAGCCATTTTACCATAGTCAGGCTTAATTATTATGTATTCTTGTTTAATTTTAATAGGTTGGATTTCGGGCAAGCCATGCTCATGTACTGAAGTCTCTACTTCTCTGTACAAATTTGATGACTTAGCCCTTATAACTGTATCGCCGCGTAATTCCCAATCTGAGGGACTAATGCCTTTTAATTTCTTGCGATCGTGGTCAGTAATCTTAACTACTTTTCCTTTAGCTAGGAGTGCATCCAGATTAGATGGATTTACATAAACTCTAGCACCTTGCTGATCTTTAGAAAAAACTGCATAAACTTCTTTTTTATTTTTATACATTTAGTAAGTCCCTCTTAATAGGATTAAACAGTTGTTGTAATTGCTCTAAACTTAATATCTCCCGAAGAAAATCCGGCTACGTTACCTGATGTATATTGAATCTGACCGGCAGCCGTAATTGAAAAAGCTACCTGAGAGTTATCACCAGTAGACTCTACAGACATATCCCATCCAGAACCTTTCTGAATAGCTTGCAGTTTAAATGTTTCGAAAAGATCCGCAGTAGCATTAATTTCAACAGAAACAAGTGCTTCAAACGATCTTACGGTTGCGTTAGCAAAAGCAAAATCTGTTACGTTAGCAGCGGCTGTTACGTTGTTAGACATTGCGAAAGAAGTTTCATTAATATCACCTGCAGAAGCTCCCGCCGAAGAATCCCCAATAAGATTAGCTCTTGTAACTTTTCTCAATGCGGATACAGAAACGTCATAAATTAAAATCTCATCACCATCAGCAATTGTAGACTCTTCTGTAGTTCCTGTAATATCTACCGCTAAACTTCTACTTGCAGTAATGTTACCGCCGCCAGATAAACCTGAGTCAGCAGCTGTAGAAATATTTACTGCACTATGGTCGATGTGTTCGTTAGCAACAAAATTATTAAGAGAATCGTGATCAACACCCGCAGGAAGTACTGCAGCACTAATTTGATTATTTGCATCATCGTAAGTAAAATCAACAGAAGCAGTATCTGTTAGGATACTTCCTACGGCGTCTTGCGCTCTCTCATCTGTGTGGTAAAGATTACCATTCTCAGAAATATCCCCAGTATCTAGAGATACGGTTCCGGTCTGACCGTTTACAGAAAGAACTTCGTCACCCGCTTTAAGTAAAGAGTAACTAGATCCGTTATAAATATAAGAAGCAGCCCCTGATGTGATGTTGGAATCATCAGAAGCATCTGTAACAATAACTACATCGCCTTCTTGTACTTCACCATCACCTGTCCCAACAGTCAAAGCATCTCTAGCTGTAATATCGGCTACAGTAAATACATCTGTAAGGGCAATAGCAGGTAATTGAGATGAAGGAATCTTACTGTTTGAGTCTAGTGTTGCTACACCGTTTGCAGCACCCTTTTCAGTAGATGCTATTTTTGCATCAAGTTGAGTTTGCACATCACCAGTTAGACCTGAGATATTATCTAAGTCTGCGGCTGTTGCTGTACTGTTTACTACCTGACCAGAACCATTAATAGCTAATGCCCGGTCTGAAGTTACACTAGGTAATTTAAGGACCTGATCTACTTGTAAATCCGCTTCTACCTGTACTTCTGTCTTAAATCTTTTTGTTGCCATACTTTACTCTCCTACAAAATTAAAATTTTACCATTGAATCTGGTATCTGTTGTTGAACTTATTCTTATAGTTACATCTAAACTTCCGTTTATTTGTGTAAATGTCTCTACTTCTTCTAGTGTACTTCCTAAATCTTCATATACTTTTACTGTTATTTGTCCTGTTTTTGCGTGATTACTTTGCGGTACTGTTATAAAATAATAACCAGAAATTGGACCATTCCAAGTTGTAGTTAAAAATGACTCGGTGTAATAATTTAATCCACCGCCACCACTAGCAGAAGTTGTTATATCTATAGTATCCGATGTGCTGTTACCTGTAATTGTAACGGAACCATCGGACGATGTTAGGGTAAGTACATCCGAGGATGAGTCTGCCGATGGAGAAGTACCTGCATCTGTTTGAATCGTCGTGAAAGAATTTCCCGCGCCCCCGCCGCTTCCTGAGGCAGAGGCTTTAAAAAAACCCGAAGCAGCTATTTCTCCTGCCGATCCGGCTGCTACTGAAAAATTAAATCGAATATAATCATAAATATCGATATCGAAAGAATCGAAATCTCCGCCACTTGTTAGGGCACCTATGGTTTGCCATAAATCAGAGTTTTTAATTCTTCCTTGCACTGTTAAAGTACCAGAAGTAGTGAAAGTACTGGCTACTGAAAGCTTGACTTCACCTAGAACCTCGTACTCGGGAGAGCCTACAACGCCAGATTCTGCGCCATGGCTTATTTTAGCGAATAATTTATCGCTGCTATATTTTCTACCTGTGGTCATATTAGTCCTCTATTAACGCTCTGTCCAAGCTGAACATCTAGTGCAAAATTTCTCTTACTTAATTGTACGTCATCACCTGCCATAATTAAAACAAGCAGTTTAGCGACTTACTCAGGTCTATGTTGCCTACTCAAGCGGCAGGGAGTCGGACCGCCTTTTCGTGCCTATTGATTAGTATCTGTCTAGGATATCAGAACCAATAACTAGTACGTGAACTAGAGCATCTTTGGCTGTAGTGCCGTCTGTTGCGTCAAGTGTGTCGATAACAAACTCGCTTGAGCTTGAAATTTCTACGTTAGCGATAGCATCTGCAGTACCAACAGTAACAAGTACTTGGTAATCAGATGCAGCAAAAGCGTCATCTAAAGTAACGGTTTTAACACCTGTGCCAGTATCCGCTACACTAACTTGGTTCTTATCAAGACCAGTAACAGTAGTACCATCGGCACTTACTGTAAAAGAAAGTTGTCTAACTTTACGTTGTTTTGTTTTAATTGACCTTTCCATTTGAATCTCCTGTAAGCCTTGGGAGGCAAAAGAGGCAGAGCCTAAACCCTGCCCCTATATTAATTAAACTGCTAGGTTGTATAAGTAACCTTGGAAGTGTGGGTTGATATAGAATTGCCCATATCCACCGTAACGTGCCTCGTAAGAGTCACCAGATTCACGAAGGAATACTGTTCCATCTTCGTCAAACCACTCAAATCCACCCGGACGTAGGTGAAGAGAGATATGTTTTTCGTTAAGGAAGTAAATCTTGTCACTATCCATGAAACGACTCATTACAACAGGGATATCCCCATCTGGTGAAGCGTAAACAATAGTTTGAAAAGAAATAACACCCTTAAGAGCACCTTTAGCAGGTAAAGGATATCTCTTGTGGTCCTCAAGAAGGTTAAGAAGTTTTGTGTACTGGTGGTATGATGTAAGAATCATGTTTGGACACTCACCGCACTTGCGCTTCATGTTCATGATAACTTCATTCATAAGGTCAGTACTAAGTGCTGCAGAAGAAGCATCTTTTTGAGTTGCTTGCCATCTACGACCAACAGATACACCATAAAGAGTACTAGAAGTAG